TAACGATAGAAAACGATACATACGATATAGATTGTGTACCTGACGAAATAGAAGATATAAGATATTGTGTTTTTGATGGTGGAGATGAAGAGTTCCAGGATTATTACTTCCTGCCATTAATATTTTTAGAAAGTTTCCATGCTCCAGCAATTTGCTTACAGATAGGAGAGTATAAATTACAGATGCCTATGGACTGGAGTATATTAACTTGTGATGAAGATTTTGCAGATTTAGAAATTATTCCATTAGCAAGTTTAAACAATAGAGGTTTTTTAAGTCCTATTTTAAATCCAATGCATAGTTGGATGCCTCGAGCAGAAGAAATACAGATTACAAATGTGTACCAGGATGTAAAATGGTACTTTCCAAAGTTAAAAAACGGTCACATGTTGGTTGTTCCATTAGAAGATGGGCCTGAACCAAAATGTGCTATGTTTGTAAAAGACTACAAAAAAATAAAAAATGTAGATATCTCGGATATGTTATAGGAGAAAAAAATGGCAAAATATAGATATAGAATAGAAGGCGGCAGATATGGAGGCGAACTAGTTTTTGGTGAAGTTAATCCAGCATTTGCACGTCATTACGCAGGTGGTGATGAACAAGAACTAATAGAAGCAGTATTAGAAGCAGATCAAATGGGTTGGGGCAGTGATGAAGAACCAGACGATGCTTTATTAGATCCTGATGTTCCACCAAGTCCTAGTGTAGACGGTGAATATTTTAACATGTGGGAAAATGATGAATTTGAACATTTAAACTCACCTTATTCAGATGGTGGATTTATAGTTTATGAAGTTCCTGCAGACGGTTCAGAGGATTGGAATTACGACAAAGAAGTGTATGAAGGTGAAGCAATTTTTGTATATGGTAGAGAAGGTGCTTTATTTGGCTCAGATGAACCTGAAGTTATTAATGAAGAAGATGAAAAAGGTAACAAGTATGTGCCTGTTTTAGCATTTCATAGTTCAGAAAAAGGTAGTTTTGCTTGTTGGTTTGTGGATACTGATGAGCCGTTTGATGAATTTAAATTGGGTTATGGTGTTGTAGAGACAAATTTATGTGAACTTGTTGATGCTGTTTACTATGACAAGCAAGAATTAGAAGCAAATTACGACTATAATGATACAACCGGTAAAAGTTATGGTGCTGGCGTAGGTTGGTTAAATATTAAGTGGCACGATAGCCAGGAAAATATTGCAGAAAATATGGAAGAATACTGGTTAGAGTTCGACGATAATGTTAAATGGGAAAAGGAAAATAGATGAAAAGAGTCTTAATATTTGGTTTACCAGGTGCTGGTAAATCTACTCTAGCAGAAAAGTTAGTTGAAGTTTTAGGAAACGCAGACTGGCATAACGCAGACAAAATACGTGAAACATTTAATGATTGGGACTTTTCGCCTGAGGGCAGAGAACGACAATCATTGCGAATGAGAGATTATGTTCGTAAAAGTGTTGCAAAAGGTAGATATGGCATAGCAGACTTTGTTTGTCCTACAAATGAACTTAGGGAAAAGAATGTTCCAGAATATGTAATCTGGATGGACACTATTGAAGAAGGCAGGTTTGAAGACACAAATAAAATATTTGAGCAACCTGATGGTAGTACTTTTATAAATGCTAGAATTACTGCAGAAGAATGGTGGACTGAAGAGTCAGTTGAGGAATGGGCAAGATTAATTGCTGTTGATATCAAAGATCATGAGTTTCAACCAAAACAACCAACCACACAAATGTTAGGCAGGTTTCAACCATTTCATGATGGACACAAAGCATTATTTGAAAGAGCATTGGCAAAACACGGACAAGTAGCAATACTGGTCAGAGATATGCCATTAACAGATGATAATCCTTGGCAAGTGGATAAAATATGTGAAAACATAGAAATTGCATTGGCCGAATATGCTGGTAAGTTTAGATGTTATCCTGTTCCTAACATCATGAATATTACTTATGGCAGAGATGTAGGATATAAAGTGGAGCAGGAAACATTTGATGCAGATATAGAAGATATCAGTGCAACAAAAATTCGTAAACAAATGAAAGAAGAGGGTAAACTTTAATGGAAGAACTTGTAAAATTAGTTGAGCAATGGCATGTGGATAGAAACTTAATTGACGGTGCCACTGACAAAGACCAAGTTTTAAAACTTATACAAGAGATGGGCGAGTTATCTGATAATGTATGTAAAGGAAACGACATTAGAGATGACTTAGGAGACATGTTAGTTGTAATGATAAACATTATGAAAAGAAATAATATTTCTATGGAAGAATGTTTACAAGTAGCATACAATGATATTAAAGATAGAAAAGGCCGTATGGTAGATGGTATTTTCGTAAAAGAAGGAGATACTTAATGAGTTATCAGTTTACCAGTGAAAGTGTTAGTAAAGGGCACCCTGATAAGGTTGCAGATTTAATTTCAGATACTGTCGCGAACTACATAATTAATAATAATATAAATCATAGAGCGGCTGTGGAAACACTTGTAACTACTAACATGGTTACACTTGCTGGTGAATACAAGAGTGATAAGTTTGATAAAGTTTATATTGATAAACTTGTTAGGGCAGTAGTTAGAGATATAGGCTATGAACAAGAAGGATTCCATTGGGAAAACTTAAAAATTTATAATGAATTACATGGACAAAGTCCAGACATAGCATTAGGCACAGATAACTTTGGTGCAGGTGATCAAGGATTAATGTTTGGGTATGCTTGTAATGAAACAGAAGATTATATGCCAAGTGCTATTCATTATAGTCATAGAATTCTTAGAAGGCTACAAAGTGAAAGAACAAATAATACAATACATTGGTTAGAACCTGATAGTAAAAGTCAAGTCACAATGAGTTATGATGGTTTTAATAGTCCTTTAAGTATAGACAAAATTGTATGTAGTACTCAGCACAAGGATAGTGTAAGTATAGAACAAGTTAGAACTACCTTAGAAGAGATTATACGAGATGAAATATCTGAGTATGATTTAGATAAAACAGACTTTTTAATAAATCCAACTGGAAGATTTGTTATTGGTGGACCAGATGGAGACACAGGACTAACAGGCAGAAAGATTATTGTTGATACTTATGGCGGATATGCTCCACATGGTGGTGGTGCTTTTAGTGGTAAAGACTGTACTAAAGTTGATAGAAGTGCGGCTTATATGGCTAGATACTTGGCTAAAAACATTGTTGCAAGTGGCAAGGCTAAAAATGCCACAGTACAATTAAGTTATGCTATTGGTGTTGTTGAGCCTACTAGTGTTTATGTTTATGCTGACGGTAAAGTTAGAACAGACTTAGCAAATGAAATACAACAACTTGTAGATTTAACACCAAAAGGTATAATTGATAAGTTTAGTTTATTTAATTTAGATCTTACCAAGACAACAAATTATGGCCATTTTGGTAAATCAGATTTACCTTATGAAAAAATTGATTTATTTTAATGTTTTCAGTATATGAGATAAAATTTAAAGATGGTTTTGTTTATTATGGATATACTGCAAAACCTTTTAATCTCAGATTAAAAGAACATTTAAAAGCAAGTCAAAAAGGTAAAAGCCTTTTGTATAAAAAAATGCGAAATGCTGAATATGATTGTGATGCCAGAGTGGTACAAACTTTTCCTACAATGGAAGAAGCATTAGATTGGGAAAAGAAGTTAATTAAAAGGACACCACACAATTTGAAACTGAATTCAAGTTGGGGTGGAGAAAATGGAGAGAACAATTATAGGCGATGGAAACAACAAGATATCATCAAAAAACATTACAAAAGGAAAAAGTCTAAATACAAATTTTAGTCATCCTGCATATTCGAGGTATCCACATTTGAAAGATCCAACAGACCCTGAATACACAAAATGGAAAAAATGGTTCGCATGGAAACCTGTTAAAACACTTTCTGGTAATAAAGTTTGGTTTAAAACAATTTACAGAAGACAACGTACTGTAAAATGGACAGCACCTACTTATCCTCCAAAATATTTTGATACTATACAATATGCTGAATGGGAAACAATTTTAAAGTTAAAAATGAAATGAACGATATTAAAAAACATATAAGAACAGTCCCTGACTTTCCAATAAAAGGAATACAATTTAGGGATATTACAAGTTTATTAGAAAACACTAAAGCATTTAATAAAGCATTAATAGAAATGACAGCTCATTGTATGATGTTTAATGCTAATAAAATGATAGGTATAGAAAGTAGAGGATTTATTTTTGGATCTCCTATTGCTAGGGACATGGAAATACCTTTCTATTTGGCAAGAAAGCCTGGCAAATTACCTAATGAAACAGTAAGCAGAAGTTACAAATTAGAATATGGAGAAGCAGAATTACATTTACAAAAAAATTCTAAATTGACAGAATACGATAAAATTGTTATAATAGATGACTTAATAGCCACAGGTGGTACAGCTCTTGCCTGTGCTGATTTGGTTAGAGAAGAATTTTTTGTACCAAAAGAAAATATTATGATACTTGCTGTAATTGATCTTCCTGACTTAGGTGGTAGTTCAGTTATAAGAGACAACGGATACCATGTAGAAAGTTTAGTAGAGTTTGAAGGAGAATAATGAGAAAACAAGCACAACAAAAAATCCCTACAAAGAAGAAACAAGAACTTAAAAGGAAACAAGCTCAGGATAGACGTAATGGCTAAGAAACCGCAAATACCATTAAAAGAAATAATGGCGGCTATAGATAAAAAGGACAGAAACTTTTATAATAATCTTAGTGATGAGCAGAAAAAAGCCTTTAGTGCCTGGATGATGATGAGGTATTGTAGTAGTGTGCAAGGCAGAGATGCCGCAAACTATATATACATGACAAATGAGCTTGTGAATTATCAGTTTAGTGAAGTAAGCAAACATCCTGAATTACAATGGCTACTATTAAGTGCATGTGGTGTTGGTAAAATACAATTTCATCCTTATTTAAAACCGCCTAATGCAAGAAAAAAGAAAAATAAAGTTTTTGAATTTATATACAGTTTGTTTCCACACATGAAAACTGAGGATATAAATAATTTAATAGACATTAATACAATACAAGAATTAAAAGATTTAGCAAAATCAAATGGGTACGATGACAAATCAATCACAGAAATCTTTGGCAAGTAACACTTGTAAATGGTGTGAGAAAAGTTTTATGAGTGAAAGAACTCTGAGTGCTCATATGTGTATAAAGAAAAGACGTTGGGCGGATAAAGATTTAACACATACAAGATTAGGCTATAGAGTTTTTCAAATGTTTTATGAAATAAACACCACAGCAACTAAATCTAAAACGCAAGAAGATTTTGTCAAAAGTCAATACTATGAAGGGTTTGTAAAATTTGGTAGAAGTTGTGTTACAAATGAATATTTACAACCTGAAAAATTTGCAGAATGGTTAATTAAAGAAGGTAAAAAATTAAAAGACTGGAGTAAAGATACACTTTATGATGAATTTTTATTAACTTATGTTAAAAAAGAGCCAGGTATGAAGGCACTGGAAAGGAATATTATTTATTTAGACAGTTGGGCAAAAGAAAATAATACACAATGGCAAAATTATTTTAATGAAGTAAGCACACCAAGAGCAGTACATGATATAAGAAGTGCTAAAATATCTCCTTGGTTAATTTATTTAAGTGTAACAGGAGATCAATTATTGCCTAGATTTAGCGATGAGCAAGTAAAAATGATAGAACATATAATAGAAGCAAACTTTTGGATGAAACTTTTTGTACAAAACAAAGAAGAAGTTGCAGAGGTAAAACAGGCATGTGAGGTAGCAGGAATATGAAAAAACAATTTAACATGAATGATATGAGCAGTATTGCAGAAGAATGGAAACCTAGCAGAGGAATAAATTGGGATAAGATACAGAGATTAAGATTTATTAATGCAGATAGTGAAATGCCTGTAGAAGACAGTTATACTACTGGTGATAGGAAAATAAGTAAAAGTAATGGAAATAATTGCTAGTTTAGGCCCTAAGGTTGCCAAATATAAATTAAATAATCAGGAAACTGATAGTTTATTTAAAATTTGTGTGCCTGATAAAGAAAATGATTATTCTGGTAGTTTAGTTGGTTTTATTTCAGAAGAAATGATTATTTTAGATAAGTTGCAAAAATTAGACGTATTTAAAACAATTAGCAATAATATGGAAGATTATTTGCAGAATGTTGACAGTGGTTTTTGGGCTGATGCTGTTAAAAGTAATGAGTTAAGTAATTATTTACAATGTACTGATGCATGGTATAATAAACAAGTAAAACATGAATATAATCCTATTCATAATCATATATTAAGTGCAGACTTAGTTTGTGTAATCTATCCTAAAGTTAAATTAGACTCTGATGTGACATACTATAATACAAACACAAATCTTAAACAAGTTGGGCAATTAAATTTTAGTTATGGAGAACCAGAACAAAATGGATTTGGTTTGCGTACTTTTACAGTAGAACCAGAAGAAGGAGACATGTATGTTTTTCCTTCTAATTTAAGTCATTTTACATATCCAGTATTAGGAAAAAGTGAAAGGTACAGTATTAGTTGTAATTATAGATTTACTAGTCTTGCAAGAAGACTATTTAAAAATTTAGGATATAAATATTAATGAAAATAGATTTTGATGTAGATATTGATATGGGTAACAGAGAAGACTTTCTCAAGTTAGTTAATGTCACACCTGCAAGTATTGAAAAGGATGGTAAATTTACCAAACACAATACTGGTGTCTACTTTCAAAACATTCCAAAGTTTCCACTTGAAGGTTACAGCACAATAGATCATAAACAAGCAGAGGAAGAAGGTTGGTTTAAAGTAGACTTTCTAAACAATCATATTTACAAAGACATAATTGATGAGCAACATTTAGATAGGCTTATAGCAACTGAGCCAATGTGGGAATTGCTAGAGCATCAAGAAGTTGTAGAGAAATTATTTCATATTAATAATCATTTTGATATTGTTAAACAATATAAGCCTAAAAGTTTAGAGCAACTGGCAATGATACTTGCAATAATTAGACCAGGCAAAAGGCATTTAGTAGGCAAAACATGGGAACAAGTAGAAGCAGATGTTTGGATAAAGCCTAAAGATGATACATACTTTTTTAAGAAAAGCCATAGTTATGGATATGCTTTAGCAATTATTGTACAATTAAATTTAATTGTTGAAAGTCTGTAATTATTCTTCTTTTGGTTTAATTACTAATTGAACTCCCCTTCTTTTAATTCTTTTCTTTAGAAGGTTTTGTAAACTAGTTACAGGGCCGAATAGTATATCTATATCTTTCATTACAAAAGTTCTTAAACAATTATGATATTGTTTCATTTCATAATGTAAAAAGATATCTATTGGTAATTGTCTGTTAGATTCCCACCACCAGGTTTCACCTAGTTCTAAAAATTCTTGTCTTTCTTTTTGGCTAGCAATTTTAGATATGTCGTAAAAAGTTAATATAGTATTGTCGTGATTTACTACAACACCTATATATTCGTCTTGACCATATTGAATACCTGTAAGGAACGGATATTTTTCAGTTGTTTCTGTAATTAAATTGTCTTTCTCCACAAAAGTATTTATGCCGTTAAACGATAAATACTATAATATTAAGAGTTAAAAATTTATGTCACATGGCGCTCACAAACTATATCTTTACGAAGACATCATAGGATTGGTGATTAGTACCAATGGACTTTACGTGGATAATAGACCAATGAATAATAGAAAACTTATTGCCCATAAAGGCATGTATAACGAAATTAAATTTGATATCAGGAATAGAGATAGAAAATTACAGAATGTTTTTTCTGAAAGTTTATCTGCTACATTAGTAAATCCTACAACTAAACGCAGAATATTTACAAAATTGCTAGAGCATACAAGTGATGTTGGGCAAGTAAAACTAGTTTTAGAAGAAGGAGACTTAAGAAACGTAGAAGAAGGATTATATACTATATATGTTTCTATGACCAAAGCAGACGGTTATGAATATCCAGTTTATACTGATCAAAATAGTAGTGTCAAGTTTCAGATAGAAATAGACGCACAAATTAAAAATGAACCTGTGCCAACACAATTAGCAAATACATTTACCCAAGTTGCAAGTACCAGTTCAGGAGATCCAGCAAATGTATTTACTACAAGTGCATTATATGGCAATCAGGATAGAAATTTTAGTCATGCATTACATAGTATTGCTGTATATCCAACTGCATACACAGGCAACTTAACAATACAAGCAAGTTGTATTGAAAATGTACCAAACAGTGATGAAGCAAGTTCAGATTGGTTTAACATAGAAAGTAATATAAGTATATCTGCTTCTAGTGATATTTACCATAAAACATTTACTGTAAATGCTAACTGGATTAGAATTATTCACACTCCAGACAGCGGCTCTATAGATAAAATTCTGGTCAGAAACTAATTGACTTTTAGTATAAATCTGTTATAATATCCGTATGG